GCGCTCCTTGGGGTAACAAAAACGCGGTGGCCACTCCCCCGGAAGGAAGTGAGCCACCGCGAGTCCGTTACGACCGGCGATGTATGCCGCTCTTCAGTTGGTCACAGCCGTCGCTGTGTCTGCTCTTAGTATACGCGATCTGTCAACGTGTGTTTGCGCTCTTTGCGGGTCTCGGTCGCAATCCCAAGCGCGCGGTTCAGAGCGTGCAGCTCGACCAGCAGTGCGCGCCGTCGCGCGTCGAGCAGATCGCGCTCGGCCTTGCTCAGCTGCGGCGCGCGCTCGGCGATGGACTGGTAGACGGTGCGCTCGTCACTGCTCATGCCGCTAGCTCCTTCAGGCTCTTCTCATAGCGCCCGGCGCCCCAGGTGGCGCTGCGGGTCTCACCGACCAGGTCCGCCAGCTGCAGATCGCCCGCCTGGTACGCGCGCAGCTTGGCCGGGCCTAGGATCGCGCGCTGGGTGGCCGCAGGCTGCCCAGCAAACCAGTCTGCGCCCGACGCGATGGTCACGCCTGGCACAATTGGCACCATGGCGCAGCGGCAGTTGGGGTGTGAGGTGAGCGGCTCGCTGAGCGGGTGGCGCGTGCCGTGCATGGCGATGCACAGCGCACAGGTGCGCGGGCTGAGCGCCGCATGCCAGATCCAGCCGCTGACCACCTCCTGATTGCGCAGGTATGCGCTGCGCGTCGCCTCGCGGTAGGCGCGGAGAGTCTCAGTGCGGACGATGGTGAGGCTGCGCGCGAGCGTCAGCCCCGAGGCCTCGCGCGCGAGGCGCGCAATCTGGCGCGGCCCCTGCCCGGTCGCAACCCCGCGCACCAGCGCGTCGCCGACCGCGCGCGCCGTCTGGGGCGGCAGGCTCTGCAGCAGCTGCTCGAGCGCCATCGTGAGTGGAAGCTGCGCCACGGCCGCCACCTGGGGCGCCGACACGCCGAGCGCCGTCAGGAGGGCCTGCGCGTCCTGGGTCGCCTGCAGCGCCGCCAGCGCCTGCGCGGTCGTCAGCGCGCCGCGCAGCCACGTAGTGTAGTGCGTGGTGATCAGCTGCACGACGAGGCGCAGGCCCTCCAGGCGCGAGCGCTCATACAGCCAGGTCGCGGGCAGCGAGCTCGGCGCCTGCGCCAGCAGCTGCGCGATCTCCTGGTCAATGCGCTGCGCAACCGGCCACCACTGCGCGGCGACCTCGGCCAGCGTCTCCGTGTTACGCGCCAGCAGCGCGCGACGGGTCTGATTGATCTGTGGGCTGGGATCGGTCACTGGTCATCACCCCACGGCTAAACATGGTCTGCGCCTGCTCGATCGCGGCGTCGCGCTCGCCGCCGCGCTTCTCGGCCTCAAGCTCGGCGTCGTACCCAAGCTGGGTCATCAGCGTGTCGTTGCTCACGCCGAGCTGGTGGTCCAGCAGCGCAACCTGGCGCTGCTCCATGGTGTTCTGCGGCAGCGGGTCGGGCCAGATGTTCAGTACTGTCTGCTCGCCAAAGCCGCCCAGGGCGAGCAGCGCGCTGTTGAGGCGCGCGAGCATCGGGCCATACAGCGCGCGCTTGGTGTTGGTCTTGGTCAGCAGCGGGCCGTAGAGAATCTGCAGCGCAAGGCCCGAGAGCTGGCCGATGTTCTCAACCTTGCCTGTCGCCACCTCGGGCACCTTGGCGACCTCGTGGAAGGCGCTGCGGATGCGCTCATACAGCGCGAGGCTTGGCTCCTGGAACGCAGCGGCCTGCAGATACCCAAGCGTCGCGTCCTTGGGCAGCCCGGTGATCTTGTCGGGGCTGGCGTCAACATCGTTGGCGTTCCCGCCCGCGATGTACGGCTTGGGGTGGGCGTGCAGGCGTACGGTCTTCTGCAGGTTGCTCAGCGTGAAGTTGAGCGCGCGCTGCATGCCGACCAGGTGCGCCTCAAGGTCGGAGAGGCCCCAGAACGTGTTGGGGTTGGGCAGGTTCTGGCAGTGGAAGATCGGCGCGAACGGGTAGGGCCAGACCTCGGTCAGCAGCGTGCGCCACTTCCCGCCGTCGGCGTCGGCCTCCTCATCGACGATCGACCAGGCGCGTCCATTGTCGGCGCGCTGCGTGACCTGGCGGCGCGTGACCGGCTTGCCCGCCTTGTTGATCGCGCGCCACGACTGCACGAACTTCCACACATCGTCAATATCGTCATCCTCCCAGGTGACGGCGACGGACGCGGGGTCAAGCACAATCAGGCGCGGGTAGGGCGCGGTGCGCGGGTTGCCGGGGCGCACCTTGATCATGGTGTGTCCGCACACCCCGCCGTTGAGGCCGAGCTTGATCAGCGTCGCAGCCTTGTCGTTCGCCGCCCAGCAGGCGTCAAGCCACGTCTCGGCCGGCTGCTCGGCGAGCGACGGCGCGTCGCCATCGGCCACGTCAAACGGCACGTCCTTGCCAAACAGAAACGAGACGCCGAGGTCGACTACGACCTGCGCAAAGTCGGGCGTCACGTTATCATCGTAGAAGCGCACCTTGAGTGGCTTGGGCAGGTCGCCATGGTAGGCCTCCCAGGCGCGCTCAATCTTCTCCTGCCGCTCGCGCTCGGCCGCGTCCATGTCGGCCTGGATGTCCTGGCTTGCAAAGGCGATCATCGGCTATCCCTCCCACGGGGCGTTGGTGACTCGGTGCGCGGCGGCCTCCCAGGCCAGCGCGAGCGCGATCACAGTGTCGTCGTGCATATTCTCTGGCGCGCGGTAGCGCGTGAGCCCGCTCGGCAGGCGCTCGCTTTCAAAGGCCTCAAGCTCGCCGATCAGGATCGGGTCATCGGGAATGCCGATCGTCTTGCGCTCAAAGGCGAGCGCCAGGCCCTCAACGATCGCCGCCTTGGTCGCGTTGGTGGTCATGAAGCCGCGCACCGGGAGCTTATCGCGCTGCAGGTTCTCCAGGATCGGCTGGCCGATGCTGTTCTGCTCGGCGAGAATCTGCGCGCCGTTCCAGCGCTCATGCAGCGCGCGCAGCCGCTGGTGCTGCACCGTGTAGTCGACCTGGTTGCTACGGTCGAGCGCCACGCACGCGCGGGTGTGGAGATCGACCACCGCAAATACGCTGTAGTCCTGGGTGCGCCCCCAGTCTGCGCCGATCACATACTGATGATCGGGGAGCGGGTCAGCGACCGACGGGCGCACACAGGCGCGCACGTTACGAAACACCCCGCCGCCATCGTCGAGAAATTGCGCCTCGATCTCCTGCGCATAGCGGCGCTCGGTCATCTCCTCGCGCATCGCCTCAATCTCGGGCGGGGCGATGAAGGGGTTGTCGCGCGTCGGTCGCTGCCAGCAGCGCCACTCGCCACCGCTCAGCGCGCGCTGGAAGGCGGTCCAGAAGAAGTTACGCCCCTTGGGCGTGCCCATCAGCCATGCGTCGCCGCTAAGGTCGGCCAGGGTCGGGCGGATCGCGGCCTGCCACGTCTCGCCAAGTGAGGGAGAGAGGCCCGCCTCGTCAATGATGACGCGCTGGTAGCGGCGCGAGCGTCCGGCGTTGCCGCTCTCCAGGGTCCAGCACTCCAGAATGCCGCCCGTGACCAGCTCAATGCGGCGATCGGTCACGTTGCTGCGGCGAGTGACTGGCGCGAGCAGGCGCACGATCTGGCGCCAGAACTCAAGCAGCAGCTTGTAGTTGGGCGTGAAGTAGCCGACCGGCGATCCGGCCAGCATGGGGCGCATGGCCAGCTCGATCGCGAGCGTGCTCTTTCCCCAGCGCCGCCCACAGGCCAGCACGTTATAGCGCGACGCCTCGCGCACAACCGCCCGCTGGCTGCTATGCAGCTTCGGGAGCACCAGGGTCAATGTCTGCATAGACGACCTGTATCCTCAGCGCGCCGCTTACATCGTCCTCGCGCCGCTCGGTCGGCTTCCCGAGGATGCGGTTAATCAGGTATTCGTTGGACTGCCGATCGGGCGGTGTCTTATAGGTGATGCGCTGGCCGGTGGGTGTGGTCTCCTCGACCCAAACCCCCTCAGCCAGCCGCAGCAGGTTGTCGATCAGCTGCGGAAGGCGATCGGCGATCTGCTTCTCGGCCTTAGCGATCGGCCCGCTAAACTTTTCGGCTTTCCGGGGGCGGCCGGGCCCGCCGGGGTTGCCTTTCTGGAATGGCTTACCTGCCATGGTTTTGAAATCCCTCAAAAACGCGCGCGCTAGCTCACCCCGACCAGCTCATCGATCACAAACCGGATCTCCTGCTTGCCGGGCAGGTTGTTGCCCAGGCTACTGTCATAGACCCACTCAACCGTCACCACGCGCTCATTGCCGAACAGCGTCGACGGGAGCGCGAGGTCGGCCCCGCTCAGCACAATCGTGGCCGTCGTGGCGGGCGTGATCGCGACCGCGCTGCGGCTGTTGACGATGTTTCCGGCCTTGTCGGTCAGCGTCCAGGTCGCGCTATCGGGCGTGACCGCGCTGCCCGCGTCGTCGA